ATGTGCTACTCCGCCCAAATCGAAGCCGACTATCGGCGGTTCGTCCACGAGTACGGCGCCATCATGTCGCTGGACGAATTCACGCGGATGGTGGTCGCGTACTTCGACAATCCAAAGATGCGTGTCCCCAGGGCGCTGACCGCGCCTTTCCTCGAGTCTCCCGAGACCGACGAGGAACGCAAGATTGCCGAAGTGATACGTGCCCGCATGGCGGCCGACGAGCTCGAGCTGCTGCAGGAACTGGCGAAGCAAACGGAACGCCTGGAAAAAGCCCAGCAAGCTCTTGCAGTTAAGGCGACCAAGAAGGCCTCAGAAGACGCGCGGATCGCCACCAACAAGATCGCGTGGATCAAAGGCAAGCTGGAAGAGCTGAACAGCAAGGAAATCACGCCGCGCGACGCTCGCATCTTCCCCGGCTGGTATGCACCTGTCATGGTGATGGAGAACGGCCGGCGCGTCGTCAAGCCGATGCGCTACCAATGCCGCCCCGCCGGCAAGCCGGCTTTCTACGACACGCAGTTTCCCGGTACCTACAACGCCCGCCGAGACAACCTGCGCGGCTTCTGGAAGGGCCAGTACGGCCACACGCACGGCCTGGTGCTGGTGGATGCCTTCTTTGAGAACGTGACGGGGCCAGAAGGCAAAAGCGTCGTGCTGGAGTTCCGGCCCGACCCGCCGCAGACCATGCTGGTCGCATGCTTGTGGTCACGGTGGACGAAGCCGGGCGAAAAAGACCTACTGTCATTTGCCATCATCACAGACGATCCGCCGCCGGAAATCTCCGAAGCTGGCCACGACCGCTGCCCCATCGCGATCAAGGCTGAGAACATTGATGCCTGGCTGGATCCGGACCCGAGAAATCTGGAGGCATCCGACGCGATCTTGAGCGACAAGCTGCCGGTGTACTACACGCACACCACTGCATCGTGAAACCGCCACCCGCCAGCGGGAAATTCATATCAGATGAAAATTAAAAGAAACGCAACAGCGCCCGCCACCTGAATTTTTTAAAGACGCCCATTGATATAATTCCAGCAGTTTCCAAGGTATTTTTATATTTACCGCCAATTATTAACTGGAATTAATAAATGTCGCGCTCTGGTGTTTTAGTCGGAGACCCAACAACGACTGGCGGAACCGTCCTCACGGGCGACCCTTTCATGACGGTCGACGGTCGAGCCGTTGCACGCTGGGGCGACACAGCAAGCTGCCGTGCGTGCAAGTCCGTAGGGAAAATCACGGGCCACGCCTTTCCCATTCAAAAGGTCAACGGCCGCGCCATCGCCCGGCATGGGGATATTGTTTTGTGTCAGTGCTCCAAGAAGCCAACGGTCATCGGCACAAGCGGGCCAACTTGGACAATCGCTGACGATGTTGGCGGCCAGCAGCCAGGTAGCCTTGCCGCGTCAACGCACACACCGGCCGGATCGCCCATATTTGATCAGCACGCGCACGTCATCGACCAACTCTCCGGGGAACCACTAGCAGGCGCCCGGTACCGTCTGGAGTGGTCCGGCGGATCTGTCGAAGGCGTGACCAGTGCGACGGGGCACACCGAACGCATTAGCGCAGATCAGGCCGAGACGGCAGTCATCCACATCCTCTCCGACAACGAATGAGCCCAGTCCACTCAGCCAATCTACAGCTCACACCTGCGGAGGATCGTGAGCCAATCAAAGTCATCGTGCTCCGACCGAGAGGTACCCTGTATTGGGGCGGCGCGGGCTTGGATGGCGCATACCTTGTACCTCAGATCAACGCGTTCAAAGCGGCGGGCATTCAGCACTGCTTCGTCGGCCTTACGAATTCTGGGACTGCAAAGTATCCAGGCATTCCGGGGACGTTCATCGACGCAATCCGTTCAGGATTGGTCGTGCGCTACCGGGACGACGATGAGTGGACCATCTCGAGCGGCATGACCGGCGAGGCAAAGCAATTCAACCTGATCGGCTACAGCTACGGCTCTCTGCTGGCGGCTCAGACGGCGTGGAGCTACGCTCGAAACGGCCATACGATCGACCACCTTGTCCTTGTTGGGTCGCCCATTGATGGGGACTTTCTGAAAGACTTGAAGGGCCACAGAAACATTGGCAAGGTCACCGTCATTGATCTGACGGACCACGGCGATCCGATCTACGCCGGCATGAGCGAAGTGGAATTGCTTGCCAGTGCTCCCCGACTGGCGAAGCAGTTCGCCGGAGGCAAAGGCGAAGGGCACTTCTACTATGCTCACGTTGTGAAAGACAGCCCAGAAAGGTGGGCCAGCCTTGCCAAGAGAATCGCCGCAGAAGGACTGAAATGAAATCACGCGCCATTTGGTGCATGGATGCCCTGGCCGGCTTGCAGATCGTCTGCGGCCTGGCCTTGCTCGTCTACGTGCTCTTTTTCGCAAATATCACGCTCGACGAAGTACGTATGGGCAAGATTGCCGTGGCCGGCGGCGGTGCGGCGCTCGTCGCGATCCTCGCGCTGGTGCTTCAGTTGCCTGTGCTGATCTTTACGCTACTGAAGCGGCGAGATACCCGTTGGCGAGTCCTCGCGTCCATGCTGATCGGAGTTGCGGTGTTTGTCGGGCTGTTTGAAGCCGCCGATTCCTGGGTGGTGCGGAAACTCCCCTATCTGCACACCATTCCCCTTCCAACGGATGCCGGCCAGCCGCGGTAGAGCCCCCCACCGCGGCATCCTGCAATGTTTCGTGCATAAAGTCGCCGAATAGGCATCCCACAACACACTAGTGAGGCGTGCCACTGTCCGCATTGGGAATGTCCGATTCCCATTGATCGAGAAAGCGCCGTGTCTGCCGAATCGCCTCCTCGTCGTCACCGAGCAGGTCCGCATACGCACGCAAGCACATCTGCACACCCGCCTGCGCGGCCGCAGCGGGATGCAGCTCCTTGGCCGCGATCTCCTCAAAGGCCGAATGCAGATGTATCGAAACAATCCTTGCCGCCTCATCCACCTCCGCGAGTGTCATGGGGCCCTGCTTGGGGAAATCGGACATATGGTTCTCCTGGGAAGGCAGTTCGTCTGCGTAGCGGAATGCGCTCACTTCATACACGTGTGCCGGCAGCTCCTTCTCGATAGCGAATCTGAACTTCCGGCCGGCGCGAGTGTTACGCGCGCTGGTGGCTTCAAGTATCGATGACGCCCAGAAATCCGAGCATCGCCGCAACCCCTCCTCTCCTGGTCCCCCATTAAAGAGGACATGGAACGGCCCATGATAGAAAAATGAAATTGGCGAAGCCCAGTTCTTTTCATATGCCACTACCCGATAGGTAGCTTCGTCATCCCAATTTTCGTTGCCCTTTCCCACCGCTGCCCCACGCTGCCGGCTGCTCATGCTCTCCCTCATCTCGTGACAGTGCGCCCAAACCTGGGTAACGGGCTAGTATGCCTTTTCCAGCGGCATAGCTTCATCCCACAGCCGCTGCCACTCCCTCGTGTATTCAGCGGCGATCGGTGCCACGTTCCAGAGCAGCAGCACGTTCTCAGCGTTCCGGTCAGCGGCAGCCGCCGAATAGTTGAAGCTGCCAAGCTCGACGTGCTTGCCGTCAATCACCATGAACTTGTGGTGGTGGATGGCGTACAGCCCGTTCAGGCGCACAGGCACGCCCTGGTTGGCTAAGAAAGTGGTAGCCGTGTAGCCCTTTCCATTGGAGCCCTTGTCCGCCACCACCTGTACGTCCACGCCACGCCTCTGTGCATCAAGCAGGGCCGTAGCAATCGGTTTGGACGTGAACCCGTAGGCGGCCACGCGAATACTGGCCTTGGCCGACTCAATGCCTTTCAAGACCGTCGCAAGGCTTCCACGCTTAGGAGAAAAACCAACGTCGAACTGCGCTCCACTCGGGATCGCTTGCGCGGCGAGAGCCGCCGGCGCCAACAAAGTAAATGCCAGTGCGAAGGCCAGTTTCTTCATGGGGCAGATCTATCGTGTGATACGGGGAGCAGGATCATAGCCACACAGCGGCCGTACCCTGCAGTTGCGACACTAATTGTTACCGGCCCCGGAGTGCATCGTAGCTGCGCTCGCAGGCGAGCCCTGCGATCCTGAGTCGATCGGCATATTCGCCAAGCTCCCCCGCAGCGCCGTCAGTCCGGCGGAACACGTTGACGAGCACATCGAGGGGGTCGCCACCAGGCTGGCCCGCGCTTGCGCTGAAAGTGGCGGGATTGCTGGCGGCTCGACTGGCTGCAACGAGCTCTGCGACCCGCTGGCGCAAGCGGCCAGACTCAGCGCGAGCGCGGCCAGCATCGGCCGCAGCGGTGTCGACTTGTTGTTTCGCTTCATCTGCGATCTCCGATAGTTTTTGTGTACGCCGCCGCTCCTCGAGGCGAGCCTCGTCGACGGCCTTGACCTGTGCCCGCGCAGCCTCAAGCGCCGCTTTGGTTTGCTCTGCCCGATACGCCTTGGCATCGTCACGGCTCTGCTGGATACGGCCTGTCCCATACCCTAGGCCGAGCGCTGCGACCAACGCCAGATACACACGTGGATCTAGGAACGTCATGGCCGCCCCCGCTCGCACAGATGACAGCGCAGCTCCAGCCGCCAGATCGCCCACAATGCGCCAATCGCAACCGCCACGTTGAGCGCAATCTCGGGCGTGCTATGGCATACGCCAGGAAGGGCCATATTGCCGAGCGCGGCAAAGTTCACCAGCGCGAGCACAAGCGCGCCACCCGTGCGCGTGGGCACCTTCTTGGTAAGGACCGCCCACAGCGATCCCAGGAAAATGATGGCGTTGGCCAACACATTGATGGATGCGAGCATGCTCACTCCTTCGCGCCACTGATGCGCTGGCGCAGGTCGTTGAGAAATTCCGGGATCTGCTGCATGGCGTTGTTGACGATGGCCAGGCCGAAGACGGCGGCCGACGCGACAGCCAGCATGTGCGTGTAGGAGCCCGGCACCAGCACGAAACGCTCGACGGCCGCCCCGCCGGCGAGACAGCCGATACCAAGGCTGCACAGAAACGACAGCATCCGCTGCCACCAGCTCCCCGGAAGAAAGCGCAGCGCAATCACCGAGCCCAAGGCGGCCGATCCACCAATCTTTGCCGCCAACACCGCTTCCTGTTCCGTCATCTACACCCCTCCCTCACTTCCGCCGCACAGCAGGTAATGCGCACGCAGCGCTTCGAATTTCTGCTCTGGCTGCCCATAACCCGCCCCCGGAAGGCTCGCCCAAATGTTTTTGCACTTCGCGATGGCGGCACGCAGTCTGCCGGCCTGAATATCGGGTAGCGCACCGCGCTCCTGGATCAACTGCACAGCCCACCGGTCCTGCGACGCCGGCCCGAAATCCGCCAGCTTCAGTAAGGTCCGGTAGTGCCCATAGTCCTTGAGCATGTGCTGGTAGCGGCCGGCAGCGTTGGATGTCAGCCCGCGCGAGTTGATCACCTTCGAGGGACGTCCACGCGCAAATGGGTGTGTTGAGAAATCTGTGAACGTCTCCGGCTTCCCATCGATGCCCGTGACGATCACGTCGTAGCCATCGCTCCTCGTTGCTGGGCTGGTGCATGTGCCCTCGCTGAAGCTGAGCATGTCCAAGAAGGCCGCCATGTTTTGTCCGCCCGGCAATCGATCTGCCGAAGTGAATGGCATACAGCGCTCCAAAAAAAATGCCCGCGCATGGCGGGCAAAAAAATAAGCCGCTTTAGGCGGCTTCCGATACGGCGACGAGCTAAGCCGGCTCGCCGGTGTAGAAGCTACTGACCAGCTTCCGTTGGACGTATGGCGCTTGGCGCCTCTGGCTGTCAACGCCGACTGAATTCTGACCCGCCTTTCGGTGAATCGCCGAAGTAAATCTGACCCACCTGGGTCCTGTGTCACGCAGCTGCTTTCGCGCTTGCCCGCGTGGTTGTTTGCCCTGCCTTGCGCTTGTCCTTCAGTCGGTAGCTCTCACCGCTGATTTGCACGATGTGTGCGTGATGCAAGAGCCTGTCGAGCATGGCTGCCGTCAGCGTCTGGTCGTCGGCGAAGGCCGTGGCCCACTGCGTGAACGGCAGGTTGCTCGTCAACGCGATGGCGCCACGCTCATAGCGCTTGGCGACGACGTTGAAGAACAGGTCAGCCTCTTCACGGCCGAACGGCAGGTAGCCGATTTCATCGATGACGAGCAACCTCGGCCCGATGACCGCGCGGTTGAAGAACTCCCGCAAGCGGTTCTGTTGGCGCGCCGTCGCCAGTTGCATCATCAGGTCGGCGGCCGTGATGAAGCGTGTCTTGATGCCAGCCTGCGTCGCGCGGTAGGCCAGCGCACTGGCGATGTGCGTCTTGCCGACGCCAGACGGTCCAAGCAGTACGACGTTCTCGGCTCGCTCGATGAACGCGAGGCTGGCCAGCTCCTGTATCTGTGCACGCGGAGCGCCGCTGGCGAAACCGAAGTCGTACTGCTCCAGCGTCTTGATGTTCGGCAGCGAGGCGAGCTTCGTGAGCGTCTGGCGCTTGCGCTCTTCGCGCGCACCAAGTTCGGCCTGCAGCAGTTGCTCCAGGAAGTCGGCCAGGCTCGCGTCAGTCGTTGCAGCGTGCTGCGCGAGCGCTCCCCAATCGCTGGCGATACGGTCGAGCTTCAGTTGCGCGCAGAGTCCGTCAATCCGTTCATGCTGCAGATTCATGCGGCAGCCTCCAGCAACGCGTCGTACACGGCCAGCGGATGCTGCAAGCTCTCGCGTGGCAGCACGCGGTGCAGCTTCGAGACCACAGGCATGGGCATCGACGTTGGTGTGGGCAACGGCAACAGCGCTGCCTGTTCTGCTGGCAGCCTCGCGGCCGGCCGCTCCTGCGTGGTGGCGTGCACGCGCACGTTGGCGACTTCCGCAAGCCACCGGCCGATGCGTGCATTGGCGGCCTCGACGTCCAGCTTCAGCCCCGCCTGTTTGAGCGTGGCCGCCAGCGGCACCACGAAGCTCTCCTTCAGATAGCGGTTGAAGCGCTCGACCTTGCCCTTGGTCTTGGCCCGATAGGGTTGGCACACCTTCGGCGTGAAGCCGTAGGTCTCAGCCAGCGCGAGCAACTGCGTGTTCCATCGATGCTCGCCAACGCCAAACGCGTCACGTTCAACAACCACGGACTTCGCGTTATCGAACAGCACCTGCTCAGGCGTGCCGCCGAAGTAGATGAACGCTTCGCGCAGGCATTCGCACAACGTCGTGGCGCCCTCGCCGGCGGTGAAGCGCACGAAACTCGCACGGCTGTATCCCAGCGTCGCCACCAGCGCCAGCAGCGGCGCGCGGCCACGGCGGATGACGGTGAAGTCGGCCTGCATCTGCTTGCCCGGAGGCGTCTCGAACCGCACCACTGGCTCGGCTGCCACACGCTTATGCGGCGCCAGGAATGCCTTGAGCTGGCTGACGCCACCTTCGTAGCCGGCCTCCCGCAGTTCCCGCAGCAGCACCGTTGCCGGAATCCAGTGTGGCCGCGCGGCGGCGACACGTTCGAGCAGATAGCCCTTGAACGGGTCGAGCTTGGTTGGGCGTGGCTGGCGCTCCTTGTAACGGCCGGCCTGCCCGTCGCGCAGATAGCGCCGCACCGTATTGCGCGATAGACCTGTTTGCCGCGCTATCTCCCGTACCGCCGTACCCCGTCTTGCCAATACCTTGATTTCCACTGCTTGCTCCTGAGTCAGCATCGGCGGCAAAAGCCGCCATCCTCTCCCAGGTGGGTCAGGTTTACTTCGGCGGGTGGGTCAGTTTTACATCGGCGCTAACATCTGGCCAAACGATCGCGTCAGGAAACCCGGATTGCAGCGGCACGTCCCGTAGCGCCTGCCGATATTTGCGCGCAGCAGCCACCCCATCGATGTCCCCGGCATCCTCGAGCTTCATCATCAACACATCCGCCTCGTCCAGCAGTGCATCACGTTTGCTGCGCATTTCCTCTGCAAGCACATGCCTTACCGCGGCGGTGCCATGAATCTCCCAGAGCCGGGCGAGATCGTCATTCGTCGGCTGCGGCGGATCCTCCGGCAGCCATGACGGAATCCACGCTGGGCCTATCTGCTCCAACGTCTGACTATCAACGGGGTGCGAGACCCAATAGTCCTTCCAGCGCGCCAGATCCGGGTACGCTTGCGCGAGAACGAACGCCAGGTGTTCAACAGTCATCATGGTTTTCCTCGCTATTGATTGCGCATCCAGTCGCCATAAACCGTGATAGCGTTCGCGGTTCCGTTGCCGGGGCCCGTTAGGCCGACCACCACCCACGGGTGCGGCAAAACAGGATTGCCCGCGACGGTCCCAAACGACTGCGTCGCGCCGGCTCGCTGGCATTGCGCACCAGCCCAGGCGGGGTTGGTCACCCCATTCACGTTGCCCGCCCCATTCGCGTAGTCAACTCGGAAACTTGCCGGGTTGTAGACGTACATGTTCGCCGGGTCATTCCCGCCCCAAAGCCAATTCGGTTGCCCGCCCTGGCCGCTCCAGTTAAAGACGCAGTCTCTTCCGCCCAGAAGCAGGCGCTCAGCCGAATATGCGCGGCCTTTGATGGGCAGATAGTCCTTGAGCTGATCTTCAAAGACAAAGTTGCCCTGGTCTGTCTGGTCGACTGTGGCCTTCAGCTTTTTGCCTGACCAGCCGATCTTGACCGTATTTTTCAACTGATCAACACCTGTCCCCTGCTGCACGGGCGTAAATCCCAAGACAGGCTGCATCGGAGGCAATTCCCCAATTGCTCGGTCGCAGATGATGCGAATTGCAGTCGCGAGTTGATCGAGCTTGTGCTCGTCCGGCTCAATGCCTACGGATCGAGAAACTTCGTTGATCTCGTCCGTGATGGCATTGCCCCACTCGGCCGGAATCAGCGAGCCTGGCCGCCCAAGTGCCACATCCTCATCAACGAATTTCCCGTCCACCAGGCCAACGCCCGGCACACTTTTTGGATAGTCCACCGTTATCCCTCATAGTCAAAAAGCACGACGGTGTGCGCAGGCGCGTACCGTCTGAACAGGCATTCCGTACTGCTGTCAGGCCGCTCACCACCTGGGCTCGCCGACCCAAGGTGTAGGGTCCATAGGAACTGCTGCCGCCATGTACCGAACCGACTCCGCCCAAAGCGTGCACGGCCAAACCTAGGCGCGCGGTACTCGGTAATCCGAGCATTTGGGTAGCCCTGCGCCCACGCGACAGAGAGGAAGTACGGAATGCTCTGGCCACCGACAGCCACGTGACGACGTTGGACTGCCAAGCGGCGTTCTTCGATTGAAGGTGTCGACCCAAGACATAGGTCGGGCAACCCCATCACCCGCTCCCAGTCCGGCAGCAGCTCTCGCACCGTCAGTGGATCGGCCTCGTTGACCATATCGGCCGCCCGCGCTTCGACCCGCGCGAACTCGGGCGCTAGACCGGCAAGCACTCGGTGCACCGCCGGAGCGCGCTCGAGCTCCCACGCCGGCCCCGGCGGCAGTAGCGCTGTGAGGGTCTGCTGATAATCGGCCTCGGTTCTCACAGCCATTCGATACCCCCGAAAGTCGGAATTTCGTTCACGGCCAGCGCCACGTTGCCTACGGGCTGCACCAGCTCGTGATCGTTCTCGCCGGGCGACTGGCTGATGGCCTCTGCCAGGTGCGTGCGCAGCACCGTTACACCCAAGTCGCCCTGGCGCCTCAGGAGGTCTCTAAGATTTTTCTCGACCGCCGCTCGGATCTGCGTGGAATCGGGCATGAGTCGGATCCGATACGCAATCGGGTGCTCCACAGGTGCGAGCACATAGAGCTCCGCAGTCACCGGACGCACGGCTTCAATCTCTTCTTTCACACGATCGAGGACGGGCTGTGGCGGAATCGGGTTTTCATCGCCATCGCGCGCCACGAACAGGCCAACCGTACCGGGCCCCATATAGTTTCGTAGACACCATGCACGCGTGATGCCGTTCACGTCCGTCGCCCACTCGACGTAATCGTCGGCGCTGCCGCCGTGCGGAACGCGACGGAACGACCGAATAACCCGCGCGCGTAGTGCCTCGATGGATTCCTGATCGGTTCCGCCGACGATGCCGGCGCCGCTGACCACGGCCTCCGCTTCAACACCTAGCACAGGCGACACCAACTCGAGCACTTCGCCGCCCGGCACATCGCCGAGCTTGCCTGGCTCGATAGCGGTAACCCGCACCTGCGCTTGTGCACCTGAAAATTCGAACGTGCCCACGGTTGCATATCGCCGACCATCCTTCGTCTGCAGAATGCTTCCGCCGTCAATGACTGCCGTCGGCTGACCCTTCATGCTGATCCACCCTGTCGCTGCAATCGCCTCGCCACGCGGCGTCGTGAGCCGGAACTTGGCGACGCGCAGCAGCATGCTTTCATCACAGGTATCGGGAAGGATCTGATCGGCTGCCCACTTGATGTGCCCGTGCAGGCCAAAGGCCGCGCCGGCATGCACGCGGCCGAGCACCGCTTGATCCGAGCGACGCATCGCGTCGGCCGCATTGGCGGTCAGATCGGCATCCGCGCGCTGGATCAGCTGCGGGAGTGTCGGAGTTTCAAACGGCATGCTGTATCTGCCAAATATCGTCAAAGTTGAACGGCGGCATCGGACCACCGTCGTCGGATAACGTCACCGTCAGATCGACCCGTGCCCGACCCGGCGCGCTGACTTCGACGTCGATGGTGCGTACCAGGGCGTCGTCGATCATCCACTGCAGCGCTGCGCGCACGAACCCCTCAGCCTGGCGCAGCAGTTCCGGCGTGATCGTCCGGCGGCGCAGAAGCCACAGCCGCGATCCGATCTTGTCGCCTGCCACCGCAGGGAAAGAATCCCCCCACCAGCCCATGCGCTGCTCGTCGTCTAGCTTGTCGTCGGGCTCAGCCCGGCGCCAACTGAACAGGCTGATTTCGACGGCGCGATAGAGCAGCGACTGTTGTGTTGTGAGCGCCGTCATTGCATGGGCTCCGTGATCGAACCCGTTTCTGCGTGACGGTGGCCTGCCACGCTCTTGCCAGCGATCACAGCATCGGGCGCTTGAATCGGCGCGGCAAATGCTGCCGCCGCGCCACTTTCCCCCGCGGCCACGGACATCCCTTGATTGGCGGATAGGCGGCCTTGAGCGATCAACTCCTTTGAGGCTTCCACGATGGGCGACACCAAGTCGATACGCTCACTCGCTTCCACACGAAACGTCTTAGTCTTGAGCTCCACCACCTGCCCGCGCTTGAACACCAGCGAATCGCCTTCGTCTGTGTACAGAGCCACCTCACCGGGCTTGAGCTCCTGCAACCGAAATCGGCGATCGGACACAACGAACGTCACGCCGTGCGACCAGTCGTCACCCAGAAACGCCACCAGCGCTTCTGCACCATCTTTCGGGCAACTGGTGAAACCGTAAGGCTCAAAGTGCTCGACGCCGTCTTTGACTGCGCCGGCGGTGACGCGAAGCTGCAGCGTCTGCAGCTTGCGGCCGGCGTTGGCCAGCGCCACCACGCCGCGCGCGATCATTCCCGCTATGGACTGACTCATTTCTGCTGTTCCCAATCAGCCGGCAGCAGGTACTCGAAATCGTCCTTGCCCTTGCCGGTCTTGTCTCGCTTGCGGCGCTTGCCCGGGTCCGGCGGCTCTGCCTCGAAGCCATCGGGCGGCGCCACGGTGATCTTTGCCTTGGTGCCGCCCTTTTCGCTGAGGCTGTACTCGATCTCAGTGATGAGGAGATCGCGGTCGAAGCCGACCAGCGGATCCACCACGCGGACAATCTGGTTGTGCCGCCACAGCGCGCCGTTGGACTGGCGCCAGCCCTGCACCTCGTAACTTGTTTGCAAGGCCTTGCTGATGCGGTTCTCGCGCTCCCAGGCAACGCGCTGCCGCGCGAGCTCGGGCGTCATCTGGCCGCGCTCATGCAGCACAAGCACGCGCTTGCGCGTGACCCGATCGTCGGAGACGCGCGCCTCGACCTCGCTCGCGTCCACGCCGTAGACGTCGTCCGTTCCGGCCCGCTGCCCCTTTGCCACGTATTCCGAATACACCTTCGAGAAATCGAGCGGCGCATCGCCGTTGATCAGATTGACGCCGTGCTCCAGGCGGTCGGCAGCGCGGCCGGCGCTGCCTGGCCGCGCTATGACCAGTTGCCCGCGGGCGTCATCGGTCGATAGCAGACGCGAGAGGCGCAGCAGCCGATCGATCGACTCGAACACCGTTTCACCGGGCTTGATCGTGTGCTCGGCCAGGGCGCCGCCGGCTTCCAGCTCACTGCGCACCGCAATGCCGTACGGTTGGGCGAGGGCTTGCACGATACGTAGCACGCTTTGGTTGCGCCATTGCCCGGGCTTGTTGTCCGCGCCACAGTCCACAAGGTCCGCCGTTAGCGAGCGACCGGACACCGCGACGGCAATTTCCTTGGCGTCCCAGCGGATGGGCGTAGCATCGACGTAGCCGGTGAGTACCAGCTCGCGGCCGATGCTGACTTCGCAGCGATCACCCTGACGAATTAATCGGGGCCGATCGCCGCCGCCTGGCCACTTCCACGTGATGCCGAGCGAGAAATCCCTCGCCTGCCGCTCGATACCGGCTGTGATGCGCACCTCTTTCCAGCCGCCGTAATCCATGCCATTGACGGTCAAAGTCACATCGGACGCGTCACTCATTTCATTGCCACCTGCAACGGCGTCACCGGCAGGAAGCCGGGATGCGGGATCCGGTTTCGCGTCACGACTTCATCGGCGCGCGTGGCATCGCCGTAGCGGGCATAAGCCAGCACCAGCGCCGGCACCGACTGGCCGAGCTCGACGGTCGCCAGCCGCACCGCCGGCCGCGCTACGGCGGCAAGGTGCCGCGACGCCTGAATGCGCGCGTCGGTCAGCAACTGGTAATGCCCGAGCGGGGCAACCTGGGCTTGCTGCCAAATCACCTCGACGATCTGGTCTCGCACATCGAGCACGTCGTCAGCAATGGGCGCGTCTGGCCGCGTAATCGGCTGCAGCACCTGCACGTCGACCGCAGGCACGCTTGGTAGTGGCGCGGGCGGTGGCGCGATCGGCATTTCGCCGACTTCTTTGATGGCATCGGCAATCAGCAGATCGCGCGCGAGCTGCACGACAGCGCCGTGAACCGCGCCCGCCGCTTCGCCTTGCGGCGGTGGGAGTTGCCCCACGGAGGATGCGGCATCGGCTTTGCCGAACAGGCTCGCCAGGCTGCCACCGTAGCCGTCGAACAGATGGAATGCACCACCCGAGCCGGCGAGCACGCCGCGGATCAGGCTCGTCAACTCGCCCGGCGCCGTCAGAATCAGATTCGCTAGGTTCTGCCAGGTGCCAATGGCGCTTGTAATGGGCGATGCGTATTGCTGCATGGTGTCGAACACGCCGGACGCCGTTTTGGAGAGCTGCGAGACCGTCACCTGCGCAGTATTGACCACGGCCATGGCCCGTTCAAACCGCGTCAGGCCGCCCTCGGCAAGCTTGGTCCCAGCGGCCTGTGCCGCCTTGGCCGTGTTGACCGTGGGCGCGGGGTTGGTCAGCTCACCCGACTCGATGAAGGTCAGATCGAAGCGGACCATGCCACCCTCGGCGTACGAGTGGGTTTCCTCGCCCACGCCGCCCGTGACCTTGAGCGTGCCAAGCCACGGGTGCACGAGCTCGCCCATGCCTTCCGTTTCGACGGCGGTCAGCAGCGCGTCACGCTTCGACATGTAGTCGTCACCGATGACGAAGCCCGTGATCTTGTGCTCGCGGGTCACCCGCCCCATGTCTTCAACATAGGGCAGGTTCTTTCCCGGGTATTCGTGCGTCACCACCCGGCGGCCGATGGGCCGCTTCGTGACGTCCACCTGAAACGGGACGCCACGAAACGACGCCGGGCGCAGTTGATCGCGCCAGCTTGCCATGCTGCCTCCTGATTACTGTGCCCCGGCCAGAGAGCGATAGCCCACGCTGGGCGTCATGGTGAGGCCGGGTTGATTGGTGTTTCCGGGTTCCACGCGCGTGCCGGCGGGAGCGTTTTCGAAGCGCACAACCATGTCGCCACGCAGCTGCTGCGTTTGCGCCGTTTGGCTTGGCAGCGATGCTGTCCAGTTGCGCACGGCTGCCGTGCCGTCCCGGATGGCCTGGCCAGTGCCCTCGTTCGCCTGCGTAGCGTCCTTTCCAAAGAAGGCTCCAACCTTTTCCCCAACCCACGAACCCGCGTTGATTAGCGGCTCGATATAGGGCTGGACGCGCTCCCAAAGACCACGGAACCAGGCGACGATCGGCTCCCAGTTGGCGATGATGATGCCCAGCGGGTGGAACGTGAAAAACGCGTTCTTGATCCAGTCCCACGCCAACCCCGTCACGGCCACCACGGCATCCCACAGCGCGCCGAAAAACTCGGTGATGGGCTGCCAGTTGGCAATAATCGGTTCCAACGGCGTGAACCGGAGCGCCGTGCGAATCCACTCCCACGCTGTCTGCGCATAACCCACCACGCGGGACCAGAGCCCGGAGAAGAACGGCCCGACCGTCGACCAGTTGGCGATCAGCAACCCCGCCACCAGCGCAATGCCGCGCACGGCTAGGCCGATCGGGGTCAGACTGGATAAGCCCAGCAGCAGCTTCATGCCACCCGCCGCGGCTACAGCCGCGAGTTTGAGTACCGTCAGGCCAGCTGCGGCACCGAGCACGCCCTGCACCACCTCCGGATTCGCATTGGCAAAGTCCGCCACGCGGTCGACCAGCGGCCCCAGGAACCCCAGAAACTGGTTGAGCGGCGGCAGCAGGATGTTGCCCACCGAAATCCCCAGCGCCGTCACGCGGTTCTGAAAGAGCTGCATGTTGTTCGCCGTCGTGGCGGCACGCGACTCGTATTCCTTCTGCATGGACCCGGCGTACTGCGTTGCATCGCCCACGCGCTCGAAGTTCTTGCGCAGCAGATCCATGTTGGTGAGCAATGGCGCAATGGCGCCGATCGACTCTTTGCCGAACAGCCCGTCGAGCACCGACGCCTGTTTCGACTTGTCGACCTTGCTGACCGCCGTGAGCACGCGCAGCATGGTGCCCTGCGCGTCTTTCTGCATATCCACCGCCAGCTTCTTTGCATCCAGGCGCAAGGCCTTGAACGTGTTCTGCTGCGACTTGGTGGCCGACGCGCCGGACGTGAGCGTCAGCATCATGTTTTTGATGCCGGTGGCGGCGATTTCTTCCTGCACCCCCATGCCTGCGAGCGTGGCGCCCATCGCCGCGATCTGGTTGGCCGCGAAGCCAGCTACCTCACCGAGCGGGCCGATGCGCGTCACAATTTCGGAGATCTTCGCGGCCTTGGCAGGGCCGGTGTTGCCGAGGTAGTTAATCTGATCGGCCAGGCGCACAACGTCCTCCTGGCCCATCTTGAACGACGTCCGCCACGTGGCCATCATCTCGCCGGCCTGCTGGGCGGTCTGGTCAAAGGCCACGCCCATTTTGACGGCGTCTTCGGCAAAGCGGCCCAGCTCGCTCTTGTCGAAACCGGCCTGGCCGCCCGCTGCCACGATGGCCGCGATGTCCTTGGCTGCCATGGGCAGGCGCTTGGACATATCCATCACGTCCTTGCCCATGGCCTTGAACTGCTCCGGCGTGTCGAAATCGACCACCTTGCGCACGTCAGCCATCGCGCTTTCGAAGTCCACCGCGGCGCGCGTGGCGGCGATTACCGGTGCGGCCAGCGCACCGCCTGCCAGCACGTCTTTGAACGACAGATCACCCAGGCCATCCGATTTCAGGCCCTTGCGGAAACTGGCGATGTTTTTGCGGATGCCCGCGAGCGCGGGCGACAGCTTGTCGACGCCGGTAATGAGCGCCTTGAGTTGAAACTTGTCGGCCACGTCATGGCTCCGGTGTGCGCTCCCGGTTGATCCGGTTGGCGTGCTCGATGTACGTCAGGAGACGGGAGACAGGGCGCCGCAGCATGACCTCGGGGTCCGTGTGCCAGAACCACGCGAGGTCATAGGCCAGCTTGATGATCAGCTCGGCTTCTTGGCACCCTGATTCAAGAAAAAACCGGCGACCCACCAGCAGAGGTTGTTCAGATCGCCAACAGCGATCTGGCGTACTGAGCTTGGGGGGATGTCTGCGCAGCGAGCGATGAATTTCAGCGCCACCGGACCGTTGATGACGATGGCCTCGCCGTCGCCGATAAAGTACGGCAGCCCTTTGCAGGCCTCGATGTCCTCGCCGGTCGGCTCGCGCAGCGTGAGTTCGTCGAGCTCGACGCCGTGTGCTTGAATGGGTTGTGCGAGTGGGAATTTCATTGCCAATCTCCGTCATCGCCGTTCCATTCGATCGAAACCTTGCCGTCGTCACCGGACACAGCTGGCTCGCCGACCACGTACGCGCCCTGCAGCACGTAGGTTCTGCCGCCCTTGGTTTCCCCGGTCACCACCATGTTGGTGGCTGTCTGTAGCTTCTTAATTGGGAAGTTCTTTGTGAAGGTCAGATCCGCCTTGATGTAGGGCACCTGATCCTCTTCCTTGATCATCCCGGGACGGATGCTCTCGCGCTTGACCTTCATCAGCGGCGCCTCGAATCCGCCCTGCACATCGAATGAAAAGCCGTCCGCCTTGATGTAGACGGTGCCGGCGACTTTTTGACCCATATCGGTCTCCTGAAAACAAAACGGCCCGCGCATTGGCGGGCCGTACCGGTGGAAGTGCGAGCGCCAGGCGCTGCACCTTATTGCTGATACTGCAGGCGGAATTGGTTCAGCAGCGCGAAGATACGCAGCTGATTGACGTAGTCCGGCGGGAAGAGCACGTTAACTCGATTCGGGTTGTTCGGGTCGATCTCAACGATCAGGTGTTCGGCGAACAACTCCGCGTTCTCAACGATGCCGTCCCGTTCCATCGCACGATATTCCGAGATCAGCTCAGCCCGGAGCGTCGACGGCGTGACGATCGCCTGACCGTCGCCAAATCGCGTGCCATCGGCTGCAAGCTTGTGGCGACCATATTTCGACGTGATCACGTTGCGCAGACGGCGCATCACGTGCGCCGTGGTGTGCATCGTCTCGCTGTCGAGATACGAGTCGTCTGGCTGGCCGTAGGCGTTGCGCTGGTAAGTGGTGATCGCGCGGTCGATGCGCACCGAGCCGTCGCCCGACGTGGTGGTGGCAATGCCATTGGTCAGCAACGCCTGGCGCTCGAGCAGCGTGAAGCGCTCCCCCGCCGGCGCGGCATCAATGCCCAGCAGCACGCCGGTCTGCGTGGGGCGCGCCACATCGGCCGAAATGAAGACTGCGGTGCGCGCAGCAAACGCGGCGGCGTGCTCCCACACCGGCGCAGCGACGTTTGACTCGAAGCCCTCGATCGTCATGTGCTGGTCGTTGCGCGCCGAACCCGCCGCCACCAGCGCACCCAGGGTGCCGCGCATGGCCGTGTAGACGTGCCCATAGAGCTGCGACGACCACGCCCAGCGGCCTGAGATGTCGCCCATCCAGTCTCGAAAGACATCGAGCGACGCGTTGTCGGTGTATGGGTGGCAGATGAACTCGAATTCTTCATCGCCAACGGCCGCCAACACGTCATCCATGTCGGGGGTGCCGGTACCGCCCGCCATCGCCGTCGCCGCGACGGTGAGACCTGCCGGCGTGCGCTCGCCACCCGCCAGGCCTGCGCGGTTCATTTCGAGGCGGATGTCATTTCCGGTCAGGCCCTTCCACTTGGTGGTCAGCGTGACCTCGCCCGCTGCCGCAACGGCCTTCACGGGCATGTTCACCGCCGCGTTGATGGCGTTGGCCAGGGCCGTGGCTGCAGCAGCTGCCGTCATGCCGCTGGGCACCGTGGCGCGCACGCGTCGGCCTGCGATATACGCCGATAGCAGCCCCGCTTCCGTCGCAGTGCCGGTAATTGCGAACTTGCCGTTTGCGGCCACACCGGCGGCGAGCTTGATCGGCAGCACCCAGATCTGCCCGAGCGGGTCGCCACGGCGGAACTTGTCGTACATGGCCGCCAGCATGGAGCCGTCGCCCGCGAGCGCGACGACGTCGCTCAGCCTACTGGCGATCGAGAGCACGCCGGCTGCACCGGTGGCGTCATCGTTCATCTGCGCGACGATAAGACGGCGCAGCGTGGTGGTGCCGGTGCTGGCCTGCGAGTTGTCGATTTCGCCGTAGAACAGCGGCACCCGAATATCGTTCGGGACGTTGTTGAAGCTGACGGCCATTACTTGGTCCCCTTGGCGGTTTTGGCGATGACGGCGTCACCTCCCTGCGGCGTGCCCTCCGTCACGTCTTCGTCTTTGATGCGGCGCGCCCAGTACGTCGTACGCGCCACCGTGCGGCCCTCGGGCGGCAGGTTGTCGCCGTGGTCCGGATCCGGCACCACGCGCCCCGCAGCCGGAGTCACGTGGACCGTCTTGCGGTCTGTGGTCATGGTTTTCCTTGATCAAGCTCCACGCGGAGCACGGTTTCGATCCGGCCATCAGGGCCGGGCTTCTTCAGATTCGGGTCGGCCATCGGGTCGATGGCGTCGACGCTGACGGTGATGCCCTTGAGCGGCGGCAGGCCGGCGAGCAGCAGTTCCTCGAACGTCTCCGGCTCGTCACCGCCGCCGAGCGTCCATTCCGAGCGGAAGGTGAAGCGGTACACGGCGCGGGCGCGGTCGATGCGCATCAACTCGCCGCCCTCGTAGGTGATGTGTTCGTAGCCGGGCTCGGGCTGCCAACCCACCAGCGCTCGGATCAACTCGGCGCGGATGTCGTGCATGGGGTCGGCGATCGATTGACCGCGCTCGTCGCCCACCTTGAAGACCACCAGCACATCGAACTCGTCGACGATCGGCTGGCTGGTGCGGTTTTGCGTCTGGTTTTCCTGCGGATCGTCGGCCGTCATCAGCACGTAGGCCGCCGGCAGCGCCAGGTGCGCGCTGTTGAGGATCGCGTCCAGATCCATGCCGCCAGCGACGCGCCGCTCAAACGTCGGGCTGTACTGGCGCAAGTGCGCAATGACTGGGGTGATGTGCATGGCAACAAAAAACCCCGCACGGTGGCGGGGTTAGTTTTGGGTTGCGGCGGCGGTTATTTCACGCGCAGCGCCTTGGCGAGTGCATCGGACAGATCGGCACGCACGGCACCGCTTTCGGCCTCCAGTGCGTCGACCATGTAGTTGCGCCGCGGCTTGATGCGCCACGGCCCGCTCGCGGTCTGCGCCTTGTGGTCGCTGCGGCGCTTGGCGCCACGGCGCACGCCGTAGAACAGGTAGGCGTAATACGGCTCGCTTGCCGGGATACCGCTGCCTGTCTTGGGCTCGATGCGCACGAGGAACCCGGAGCGGCTGACCTTGGCCTTGATCGACTTGGCAAGTCGGCCGGTTTTCCTGCCGGGATAATCGCCCGGTGCCGATCGTTCGCCTTTCGAGACCAACTTGCGGCTCGCCTTGGCGACGCGGGCGCCGGCCCTACGCATAGCTTTGCGGATCTCTTTCTTGTCGAAATCGACCGCACGGTCGAAGCCCTCAAAGCCGTCGACGTGCATGTAGAAGCCGGGCCTAGCCATGCTGGGTTTCCTCCACCTCGAGCGCGGTGAACCGCCGGCCACCGTTCATGTCAGTGACACGCTTAACGCGGTACACCCGCGAACCATGGACGACCTCGTGGTGGTCCGTCAGCCCATCCAGGTATCGGAAGACCACGCGGTGCGTGACTGCCGCATCGATCTGAACGCTGCCGGCATACACGCCAGCACCTACCGGCTCGATCTTCGCCCACCGCTTGCGCTCCTCTTCGAATGCCGGCCCCGTGCCTAGATCGTCGGTCGGATCGTCAGTTCGGCGTCGAATGGTGATTCGGCGATTCAGCTCGCCCGTGGCTGGCTCCCTAACCATGACTCACTCCTAAGAGGACAGCGGTGGCTCGATGCCAACCTTGAATCGCCGGTACGGCGTCATCAGGAATCGGGCGGCCAGGGGCATTTCGACGCCGCCTGCACCGGTGCTACCGGCCACCACCGCCTCACGGTTGACGTACCAGTGACCAATGAGCAGCAGCATGGCGTGCTGCAGCCCAAGCGTAACCACCATGGCGTGCGGTGAAGCCGCAGGGTCCGCCTCGAGCTCTTGCGCCGTGGCATAGAGAGGCCGGTCGACGAAGTTTTCGACGGCCTCCCACGCCGCCTGTGCGTATGCCGTCAGCAGACCATCTTCGCTGTCGTCGTCCACCCGGGTATGCGCCTTCACACGATCGAGCGACAACATGCTCAGGCTTCCTTCTTGGTGGCCTCTTCGGCGCCCTGTTTCGAATCGCCCTCACCACCGGTACCCGGTGCGCCGGCACTCCCACCGTCTTGAGCCTTACCGCTACGGTTTGCAGTCGCTTTCGCTGCCGACTTCAGCTCTTCCGCGTAGCCGTTCTCGCATGCGATCGATGCACACAGGTCATCGACGTCCAGCTCGTTACCTGCCGCGTATTCGACCACCTCGATGCCGTCCGGCGAGAACTTGAACGGCTTGATGAATTTCACTTTCGGCATGACATGCCCCTTCAGAAATGACACGGGCCGGACGCAAGCGGCCGGCCCGACGGAGAACCACCGAAGCGTTACGCGGCGGCAATCTTCATCAGCTTGATTGCATTGCTGTCGACCACGCCACCGCCTACGCGCTTCGTCGTGTAGAACTGGACGAAAGGCTTCTTGGTGTACGGGTCGCGCAGCACGCGGATACCCACCCGGTCGACGATGAGATAGCCGCGGCGGAAGTCGCCGAAGGCAAGCGGTAGCGAATTTGCCGCAATGTCCGGCATGTCATCGCTTTCCACCGCTTGATAGCCCAGCAGGCGATCCGGTTGCCCCGCTTGCAAGCCGGGCTGCCAGAGGTAATTGCCTTCGTTGTCCTTGAGCTTCCGAACCGCCGCCACCGACAGGTTGTTCAGCACGAACGAGGCGTTCTGGCGATAGCCACGCTTGAGCGAATAGATCAGATCCAGCAGGCCGTCCGGCGTGATCGCGGCCGCCGCACCGGACGCCTTGAACTGCAGCGTACCGAACGGTCGCGCTCCGTCACCGGTCGCTGCATTCGCATAAGCGAGAAAGCCCTTGGGCTTCTTCACGCCGTCGCCGCTGGTGAACGCGGCGTTTTCCTTCTCGGTGAATTCGCGCACGACTTCTTCCGAAAGCCAGCTTTCGACGTTGAAGAACAGGTCATCCAGCGATTTTTGCGTGGCAGCCGGGTTGGCGTAGATCTCGCCGAAGAACGGCGCGACCTCCGCCAGTCGCGGCGTTGCGGTTTCGGGGCGCTCGTCCGTCTCGCCCACCCAGCCAGAGCCTGCCCCACCAAGGTTGACCAGCTTCTTGTATTCCTCTGTGCCAACGGTACGCTGGCCGCAGATTGCACGCATCGGCGTTTCGCGGCCCAGCAGTTGCAGGATGTCGGTATCGACCTCTTGCGGCACAGCGAAGCCGCCGTCCGAGCCCGAGCCGGTGTTGACGGCTTTGGCTTCGATGGCCGATGCATCGCCCTTCCGCATGAAGTTCACGAAGCCTGCTTTGTATTCCGGATCGGCAGTCTCTCCGGAATCCGGATTCCCAAGGCGGGCACGTTCGGTTTCGCCTGCCTTGATGCGGTCGGTCAATTCGGCAATGCGCTCGTCGTATTTCTTGAGCTTGGCCTCGAAGTCTTCGGTGCTGGTTCCCTTGCCCAACGCCGCCAGGCGTTCGTCGTTCTGCTTTTTGTACTCTTCGAACGCACGGCCCTTTTCTTCGAGCAGCTTTTTCAGCTCAGCCAGTTCCATGTGGAAATTCTCCGGTAATTTGGTTTGGGTCAGAATGGCCAACTGGCCAAGATGGACTTGATTTCGGCCATGTCGGCCGGGGTGATTTCCGGCGCGGCGTCGTCTCGACGGCTCACCGCCTTCACCCCGTCAGCGATGAAGGCTTTCGCCTGCTTTGCGCTAAACCCTACGTCTCGTAGGTGGGCTTCGAGCGTGCGAACGTCCGGCAACTCGCCCGCGGCCAGAGCGCTCTTAACGGTCTGGACACGGGCAGCGTCGTTTGCAGGGAACGTCACCAAGGACACTTCCCAGAGGTTGATTTCTTTAAGGATGTAGGCGCGCTTATCTTTGTCCCATGTCCACCCGTCATCTGACAGCGAGTAGCCAATCGACAATCCAGAGATGGAGCCGGCCATCATGTGGGCGTGGGCGCGCTTGGCGAGCGGATCCGCGTCGACGAGCAACTTGCCCTCGACATAGAGGCCACGGTCATCCTCTTCCATTCGGGTGTAGGCCCCGATCGGCTCATCTGCCTTGTGCTGCCACAGCATTGCGGGAAAGCGAGCCTTCTCCTTCCACGCTGCCAGGCTCTTTTCGAAGGCGCCGCGCACAACGATGTCGCCGTAGCTGTCTTTCACGTCAAACACAGATCCGTACGCACTGAACTCGCCCACGTCGTTCACGGACTTGATCTGCAGCGCAGAATCGAAGCGCTTTTTATGCATTTCCCTTTCCTTCGATGAGCTTGCCGTCGATGGCCATGTTCACGGGCGTCAGATACACGTCGCCGCCCTCGCGGGGGTTCATGTCTTCCAGCTCGCGGCCCTCGTTCGGGCTGAGCATGCCGTTTTGAATCAGCTTGCCGAGCCAGTTGCTGCGCGCCGTCATGTCACCGCGGAGCAAAGCATTGACGTTGTGCTTGGTGTAGAACCGTCCTTGATCTGCCGGGGACAGGAGCGAGAGGTTGTAGCGCTCCTCGATCTTGGTCAGATACGGCATCAGGCAGTCCGTGACGAACTCGCGCCCCTGGTGCTCGATGTTGTTGTTCGTCGATCGCTCCAAGTCGCCAGCCTTGTGCGGAGGTACACGCCATACGCCATAGATCTCGCTGCGCTGCAATTTGCGCCCCTCAACCCATTGGGCGTCGGATGCGCTCATCGAGATGGGTGAGAACTTGAGCCCGCCCTCCAGAATGGCAACCTTGTAGGCGTTCTCGCTGCCGCTGTAGGTGGTCTCCCAGCTGTCGCGCACGCGCTTGTACGCCGACTCCTTCAACTCACCATCGGTCGACAGCACACCCGACAATCGCGTCCCCTGCTTGAACATCCGAGCGCCCTGCTGCTCGGCCGCCTTGGCGAGACCGATCGACTCGCGCGCGTACTCGATCGGGCTCATGCCTGTCACACCGTCTTTTGACATGAGCCGGATATGCAGCACCTGATCCTGCGGCAGCGTCAGTACGCGGCCGCTTGGGAACGTCACGCGATACGTCAGCTTCCATTGGTCACTGAGCTTTGGCGTAACGCACGCTGGATTCAGCGGCAACAGCTCCCGCAGCTCCCCGCGCACGACGTTTTTCCAAGCGTAGAAATTGCCGCGCGATGCGAGGCAAGCGCCGAGCATTTCCTTCCACTCAGCAGCCGTCATGAATTCGTTTGGTGCGACCTTGATCAGCCGGTGCACGGGATGATCCGAAGCGGGGAATCGGCCGTTCTCGCGCTTTTCAAACAGCTCGCACGGCAGAATCCCGATGCTTTCCGAGATGACGCGGATGCATGTGAAGACGGTCGCAAAGCGCATCGCCGTTTCCGGCGTTACCTGCACACCCGCCAGCGATTCGTACGTCACGCCCAGCATGTCGGCCAGCTTCTGTGGTGTGTCGATAATGGTCGTCCCACCGCTCTTTGCGAGCAGGCCCATGGTCAGCCCTCCGCGGCTGGCGCCGCCTCGTGTGCGGGCATTGCACCGAACACGTCAAAGTCGACACCCGGGCCGACCACCACCGCCTTGATTCGACGCGGCATCGCGCGTTCAAATGCCAGCGTGAGCGCCTGGCGTTCCCTGTCATCGATGGGCGCTCCGCAGCGCACCACCACGACATCACCGTGCGCAAGCTGCACCGCGCCGTCGTCGCCAATGCTGCGCATGGCGAGCAGCACCGGGCCGCGCCGGGCGCGAAGCCAGCGCAGCACTCCTTCAAAAACTCGCATCAGAGTGTCCTTAGTCCACGGCCCTCGTACGGCGAACCGCTGTCGTCGAGAACCGCTGCACGGCTGCACGCCATGTTCACTGCGACGGCCGGATCGATCCGGCCGCGCCCCTTGGATTTCTTTTTGTCGGGCCGGAAATTCCCGTTCGTGTCGAACAGCAACGACACGTTCGACACGGCCCACCGCAACACCGGGTTGCCACCGTGGCGAAAGCGCTTGGCGTAGACGAGCTCTTCGAATTTTTTGGCGCCCGGGTACATGCCGCCGGTGTTCTGTGGCACGGCCACCATTGGCACCTCGTGCTCCATCAGCTCGTTCGCCAAGTGCGTCGCGTTCCAGATGTCGAAGCCGACCTCGACGACGTCATAGAGCCGGCAGGCCTCCAGAATCTTCGCCTTGACGGGGCGGTAGTCCGTCACACTCCCTTCGGTGGCCGTCAGCCATCCCTCTTTCGCCCAGCGCTTGTAACTAGCGCGGTCGTCCGCTTCCTGTGTGTCGATCTTCTCCTGCGGGCACCACGTCCAGACCAGCACGTACCACTCGCCATCGGGATCGTCGTCGGGCGGCGGGAAGACCAGCGCAAACGCGGTCAAATCCTGCGTCGACGATAAATCCAGCCCACCGTAGCAACGTCGGCCGCGCAACATGGCCGGGTCGAATTTCTTGCCGCCCTTGTCCCACACCGACACCTCAATCCAGCCTTCCGCCGAGTTGACCCAGAGATTCAGGTCTTTCGTCATGAAGTTGGCGCGGGCACTGGGCAGCGCGGCGGCCTTGCGGGCCATGTCGTGCATGTAGTCCCACCGCTTCGACATGCCAAGGCCCGGGTTGGCCTTGGGCCACACCGCCGGGTCGAATGGATCGTCGCCCTCGTCGAGCGTGTAGACGTAGCCAAAGAACGCGTCGTCGATGCGCTCACCCTTGAGCACTTCGATCAGGTAGCGCCGGAGCTCGGTACACACACCATCGAGAATGAAGCCGGCGGTGGTGATGGCAGAGAGCAGCGGCTGCAGCCGGGCACCGAGCGCGGACTCCATCACCTCCCACACGTCGGCCGACTTCTGCGCGTGCAGCTCGTCGAACAGGATGGCGTGCGGGTTCAGGCCGTCGAGCGATTCGGCGTTGGCCGGTAGCGGCTTGAACACCGAGCTGTCGAAAGCGACCTTTTCCTGATTGGTGCCCTCGTGGATGGTGAAGGAACGTTTGACCCCGCGCGAGCGCCGCGACCAGCGACGCATGTTGTCGAATGCCGGCTTGAAAACCGACATCGCCTGTTCGCGCGTGGTGGCGACCGCGTACACCTCGGCGCCGACCTCTTGATCCATCATGAAAAGGTACGCGCCCTGCGGCCCCTTCCATGTGCTCTTGCCGTTCTTGCGCGCGACCTCTTCATAGCCGCGCTTGAAGCGGCGCAGGCCTTCGGACGTTTTCCAACCGTACAGGACGGCGGTCCAGAATTTTTGCCACGGATCCAGCAAGATTGGCTTGCCGGCCAGCGGGCCTTTGATGTGAACGAAAAACCGTTCAATGAAGTGGACCACGTGCCAGGCGGCATCGGGGTCGAACCACAAGCCGCGCTTGTGGCCTTCCATCAGATCGAGATAGTGCCGCTCGACGGCTAGGTAGACGAGCTCGCCGACGACGATCTCGCCACGCAGTACCGGCAGACCATACTCAATGTCCCACTGGTGCAGCGCGCCGGCCGCTGCGGTTAGACGGTCGACATGCTTCTTGGTGCGGTGGCCTTTGGCGCGGCGCTCCGTTCGGCGGTTGCGTGGGCCAGAAGATCCCCGAACAGATCGTCTTGCTGCCCCTCCTCGCCCAGCTTCGCCCGCGCCATCACCGACGATGGCAGAGTCAGGCAGCTCTCGGGCAGCCATACGAGCAGTTCCTTTTTCAGAGTAGCCGCGGCGTAGAACAGCTGGTGCGGCTGGTCATACCCGGTCTTGGTCTTGATGAAGTAAGAGCCGCCATTGCTGGCCTCGAAGTTCTGCAGCTCGAGCTCAGTACTCACCCACCGGATGAAGGTCTTGCAGACGACGGCGATGGCAATGCCACCCGTGAGGTGGGGCAAGCCGGCGTCGCGCAGTGCGGCGCAGATGTAGTCCCACACCTTGCGCTCGCGCGGACTGAGCTGCGCACCGGGCGGTGGCGTCGGCGAACGTTGCTTATCACCGGCACCGGAGGGTGCCGGCGGCGTGTACGCCTCGACGCCAGTCAGATCGGCGTGATTCAGGCCCATAGAAGGCTCCATGACGTGCGAGCCACCCAAAACGGTCCCCGACCGTCTTTCGTGCTCTCTACGGGGCGGATTCTTTAACCCCCCCCCTTCCCAAAAATGCTCCCCGAAAAAACGAAGCTGGCGCGCGGTCCCGGGCGGTGACGGCCCCGAAAAATCGCCCCCCCTCCCCCTCGCGGCACCATCACGGTGCTGGGCGAGCCAGCCGGATGCGGTTGGCAAAACCACCGTCCTCGGCGGCCGTCTTGCGGTCGTGGCACGGCTTGCACAGCGACTGCCAATTGCTTCGGCGCCAGAACAGCTTCTGGTCCCCCTTGTGCGGGATGATGTGGTCAACCACCGTGGCAGCGACGACTTGCTCAGCCTCCAGACAGCGAACACACAGCGGGTTCTCGCGCAGATACTGTTCGCGCTCACGCCGCCACTTCGCGCCGTAACCTCGGCTTGCCGCGCTGCCACGCTCGGCGTTTGTCTCAGCCCGACGCACAGTCGCGTGCTCAGCGCAGTAACCGGCGTCAACGCCGTAGCGACGACAGCCAGGCCGCGCGCACGGCCTCGGTGCCTTGCGTGGCATGACTGACTCCAATTGGGAAGCGGAAATGAAAAAGCCCCGAGGGCTTTCGCGCTCGGGGCTTTGCGATGAATTCTGCGGACGCACGTTTCCCATCAGTGATCCTGATACGCCCCGGCTACTCTTGCTCTTGTCATGTGTCCCGGGCGGACTGCAACGTCGTGCACGCTGCGGTAGGAATGGAGCGAATTTTAGGCGCTCGATTTTGATCGCGCAAGTGGCCGCAGCTGTTTTTGCATCGTGACCTCCGTATCGCCGTCGAATCGATCAAGCAACGCAAGGGCCGCCATCAACCGATCGCGCCAGCGGCGCACAAACACTTCCATCGGCAGACCCACCGACGCTGCGCGGGAGGCATCACTATGCTGCGCGCGGCCGGTGCCACGACAAGCCGCGCAACTGAACGCGCGCGCCCCAAGCACATGCGTGGGATCGGGTACCGTGGCCACCACCACGCCGCCGCACTCCGGGCATTCGCCGTGCAACCACTCCCACACCGCCCGCTGCGCCAAGCGATGAAACACATCAACGCCAGCCGCACCAGCAGCGGGCCCACGGTCGCGCAAACCGCGCCCGCGTACACGCACACACGCGTCAGAGCGCAACCGTTTCGCCAATAACGCGGTGGCGCGATCCATCTCGCGCGCTCGCCCCATCTCGCCATAGCGCAGGCGCCACAACACGCGCCCAAGTTCACCCGCCACGGCAAACGCGCCCAGCACCACCTCACCATTGCCGTGCGAGTCAGCCAACTGCCCCTGCACGTTCATGGCCACTGCCACCATTTCCCTCGGATCGATCTGCATTTGCCCTCTCGTTTCGATGTTTGCTTTAACGGCGGCGCGCGCCGACCATCGCGCGCATCCGCTCAAGGTTCTGCTCTGCCGCCGCCACATCCAGCGGTGCGCCCACATGCGCGGCACCTGGGATCGGTGGCAGGTGCTCCTCACACGCCACGGCCCACAACTGCGCCCATCGGTCGCGCACGTCTGCCCACGGCTTACCGAGTGCGTCGGCACCCGCGCGCACGGCCACCCAGAAGACCGCCCGCGAGGTCCACATGTCAGCCCGGGCAACACGGCGCGGCATCTGCTCGATCGCTTCGGCGAAAGCCTGCTCGGGCGTCATCGCTCACCTCGAGGGCGCACCAACTCGCGCATGCGTTTCACCAGCGGCGATTCACCACGGCGTGGTGGTACAGCCGTCGGCGGTGCAGCACGCTGACGCTCCACAGCCACAGCAGCAGACCGCGCCTGCGCACGCCGCGCGGCAACCGCGTCGGCATGGTCCGGCAGCCAGCCTGGCGAACGTGCCTTTGCGATCAACGATTCGAAGAACTTGCCCGGCTTGACGATCTTTCCGGTGTCCATTGCACCTGCCCACTCGTCCAGCACGCGCTGGCGTACCGCGTACGGCAGGCCAGCCAACTGGTGCGCGAACGCAGCGCGCTCATGCAGCACAATGCGCGCCGGCCACGCCAGCACGGGCGACCACTGCGGCCCCTCGCCTTGTTGTCCCTCTGCAAGCTGGCCCGCAGGGCCATCCCCTACCGACTCGGCATCGCGGCGGCGCTGCTCTGAGGGCCGGTGCTCGTGCTCTGCGCAAGCCACTGGTATCGGTGCATCAACCGGGGGGCTTGGATGCAAATCTGCCCCATCCTCATCCGTCAGAGCGTCAAAGGGAGGTGAGGAGGGATTAGTTGTTTTACCGGGGTTCGGATGTGTGTCGGCTTTTCGCAATCTGCCCGATGTGGATAACCCTCGCCCACCCGCGCCAGTTCTGGGCTGCTTCGGCTTTTTCTCCCCTCTCGCACCCCCTCCGGCTTTTTTCTGGACACACGAATCCGTCTTGGCCATCAGCATGCGAAATTGAAGGGACAGCCCTACGCTGATGCGGCGCACGAGGCCGCATTTTTCGAGTTGCTCAACGCGACGGCGGAGCTGCTGCTCTGTTGGCCGAAAGCATCGAACGCCCGGCCGCCCGGGCACCTCGCAGTCTTCACGGAGCGCCTGCCACGAAATCGCCTTGGCCGGGCCACCCACGATGCCAGTACGGAAATCCATGCAGCGACGCAGCGCCAGGTAGAGGTCGCGCGCGAGGTGGTCGACGGCGCGCAGCGCCTGCCACTCGGCATTGCTGGTTAGGAAGCCGGCGCTCATTTAGAACACCCTCTGCACGATGTGGCGTGTATGGGTAGCGCGATGCTCCGCGAGCAGGAAGCCAGCCTTCCATTCGTTGGCATGCGGCGTGTTGTATTCGTACGGGCATGTGTCGACGTCCTGGCCGCCGGAGAATGCACTTGCGCCCTCTCGGTTAAGCTCAAGCCGTGATGCAATTGGATACGGGTAATCCATCGGAAACCTCACTTCAGGCCGCTCTCGGCCTCGCACAACACATCGAACACCGCCAAGAATTCCGGCGATGTGTCGACGCAGATTTGATTGCGGTACGCGGCGCGATCGGCCGCTGTCGGAATGGCGCGCCAACGGTTGGCGCACACCACAGCCAGCGATGAAGACTCGCCGGCCGCGTTGAAGGAAAAGAACACTTCGCCGAGCGACCACAGGCATTTCGCCAGCAGGTGCTCTGCAAACTGGATGAGGGTGGAATCGCCGCGATGGCGCACCACGAGGCGGATGTGGTGCCACGCGCAGCACTGTTGGGTTGGCCGATCACAGCCCAAGCCGACGCTCACACGCCCCGGCTTGCAGCAGATGAGGTCAGAGCCAAACCGGATGACCTCAGCGCTCCCGCCCGACTTGCGTTGCGTCATGCATCCTGGCCTGGGCGCCAACCCGCAGGGCGATCCAACCGCCAACGCGCGCCACGCAGTGCCATGCGCGCCTCGGCCATGCGAAACAGGCCGTCCGTATAGCCGACCAAGTCACCTGCACCACGGCCATGCTGCATGCCGAACTCCATGGCAGAGAAGTGTCGAATCGAACCGCCGCAGGTGACGATGCGCGGGTTGTGCGCCATGAGCCAGGCCATCACGCGCTTGATGGCCCCGCCTGTCAGGCCGAATTGCCGGCCAAGCTGCGTTTCGCTGTAGCGCGTACCCGCGTTCGCGATCAGATGCGTTTCGATCTGCGTGCGCACTCGTCGTTCTTTGCGGGCCTGATTGGCGCGGGTGGATTTGGTATTTGCCATGCCCCGCCTCACGCCGCTTTCGGTTGGCGCGCCGCTTGCGCACGGATCTGTACGTGCCACGCGGCCAATGCCTGAGACGCCCGCAGAAACTCCGCCTCGATGCCGTCGAGCTCACGCTCGTCGATCACGTTGTCTTCCGCGGCCTTTGCGACCGTGTCGGCCAGACGGCCAATCTTGCTCATCACCTTGCAGACCGCGTGAGACGGAGCTGCATCGGCATCGGCCACCACGGCATTGGCAACCGGCACGCGACCGTGGCGCCAACACATAGCCTCAAGCGGAGCGAACGCCGTCGACATCCCCGCCTCTTCACACAATTCCATGATGAGAGACAGCTCTTCAACAGTGACGTGGTGCGTTCTAATTCCCGGCCGCAGCTTATTGCGCAGCACCGACACATACATCTGCTTACCCGCGCGGCGGCTCATCGCGTCGGCCAAGGCGTTCAGCCCGCCCGGGTATTGCGACGCCAGCGCATAGAGCGCTTCGTGTTGATCGACTTCGTTGAAATTATTCGAGACCACGGTAAACACTCCCGAAAATGGCCGTTTTCTTCCGGGATGCCCGCACTTACGATTACAGGCATCGAGACAAAACAATCCCCTCCGCAGGCAAATGCCCGCAGAACGGTGAACAGATAGGTGCGAAATGGAATTGAGTCTGCGCAGTTACCGGGAGGTGGTACCTCCCAGCATTTCAGGGACGCAGGAAAGGGGCGACGGAGTGCCCGCCAATTCCGGCCAGATCAAATGCCAATCGTCAGGACGAAGCTCGGGTCGGGTGACAGCTCCCTCGGTGGCACGCTCAATGGCTACGCAGCGGATAGGCGGCACTGGCCGCCGGCCGGTAGCCCAGTTCGACACATCACTTGGGCTGACACCGATGACCTCAGCGAGCCAGCGCAGCGTGCCCCGGGGCCGTGAGCGAAGATAGTTGATTAGCGTCATCCATCGAATAGTAGCGATACGCAAACAGTGCGTCAATCGCGTTTCGCGCATATCCAAACTTAGCGTTTTGCAATCTAATCGCCCGCATGGACATCGACGAAATCAGACGCCAGAACATCCGCGACTTGGAGGCAATCCACGGCGCGCCCACGCTTGCGAAGAAGGCAGGCATGTCGCTGTCGCAGTTCTACAACCTGCGGGATGGCGCGAAGGACTCCAAGACGGGCAAGCCGCGCGGCATGCGTAAGGAGACAGCCTGGAAGATTGAAGACGCCGCAGGAGTTGAGCGGGGCTACCTCGACATTCCGCATCCCCAGGAAACCGACCAAGCGCTTACTCCGTCTGATGACTCGTTCGCACTGGTGCCGCAGCTCGACGTGCAGGCCGCGTGCGGTACCGGCATGTTTGTCGACCATGTTGTGGTCAAAGGCGGGCTTGCCTTCAAACGCAAGAGCCTGAAGGACTTCGGAGTCACCGAGAGGACTGCTCGGATCATCTACGCGTCTGGCACCAGCATGGCGCCATACATCCAAGACGGATGCGTAGTGCTGATCAACACCGCCGACAAAGAACCCAAGGACGGCAAGGTGTATGCGATCTGTACGCCGGAGGGCGGACTCGTGCTCAAGCGCCTCGTCCGCGATTACCACCCGAGCATTGGCGGCCAGGCCTGGATCATGCGGAGCGACAACCCTGACAAGATCGCTCACCCGGACAAGATCCTGCCTCCTGATGATCGGACCATGATCGTGGGACGCGCGATTTGGAACGACAATCGACTCTGAAAGCCCCACCTCGATACAAGCCCGCTTCGGCGGGCTTTTTTTTGCCCCCACTGCAGCGACAGAAAACGTAACGCTAACTGTAATTTCGCGTTTCGCTATTGACGGAAGTTTTGCGTATCGCTAATCTTTGCCCCATCGCGCATCCCCGATGGAGCAAATCATGCGAACCAGTCGCCGACTCGGCGCCGCCCTCAAAGACGCCCTGGTCTACCTCGCCGCCACTGGCGCGGCTCTAGTTGTCCACGCTTACGCCTTGCACCTCGACGAAGAGGCGCAACGCGACGTGCGTGCCAGCATCGCTGAGCGGCAAGCGTGAGGTCAGCCATGGCGAAGGAACACCTCACGTTCGAAGAAATTTGCGCACTGCCGCTGCTGCAGCAAGCCGTTCACCACGAGAACGCACGGCACCGCGCTCGCGTGGCGGAAATCCAGGCCATGGCGAAAGCGCTGGCGGCCCTGGAGCTAGAACGCGCGGAAATTGAGCGCAACGGTTACCGCCTCTTCGGCGAAAGCATCGCGCGCGACTTCGCCGGCTCAGCCCTTCGGTACTCGGGGCACATGGGTTTCGACGAAGTGCGACTCGTCAAGGCCCTGCTCCGCTCTGGCTGGAAGTTGACCGAGCGTGGCGAGGCCCCGTACCCGAGCCCCACCTTCCGGAAAGGGCGAGTGAATTTCAGGCTTTCCTGTTTGCGCCAGGGCTCGCTTGAAAAGGCGGAGCAGGAACTGAGCGAGGCGCGGGCGGAGGCTCCAGCATGCTGAGCCGCCGCACCTCTCTCGCCACCCGGATTGCCTACGGCCCGCTTTCCGACCGCCCCGCGCTGGCCCTTGCCCTGCTCCTGCTGCTCTTCGGCCTGGCCGGCGCAATCGCCCCGGACATTGCCAACCTGCCATGAGCCGTGCGCGCTTTTCCCGTGCCGATCTCATCGCCGAATTCCTCCGCGTACGCGGCTCCGGCCGTGCCGAGGATCAGGTCGACATTCCGGCCATTCGGCGCCAGCTCGCACGGTCACTGCGCGCTTTCCGGCGGACGCAACGCACCCCACCTCGCCGCCGAATTTTCCCCGCCGTTGATCTGAAAAAACTGCAGGCCAACGACCTCGACTGACCCACCTGGAGCACCCGACATGCTGATCGGATTGGCCGGCCCCGCCGGCGTTGGCAAAGACACCGCCGCAGGGTATCTGCGTGCAGCTCACAGCTTCCGGCAAATCGCCTTTGCCGACCCCATTCGCGCAATGCTGCTCGCAGCGTTCCCGACGCTCGAGCGGCGGGACTTTGAGCACGGCCGTAAGGAAGAAATTCTGCCGGACCTCAACAAGTCGCCGAGGCAGCTCATGCAATTACTGGGCACCGAGTGGGGCCGCAACCTCGTGCACCCAGAGATTTGGGTACGCCTTGCCGAAGACACGGTGGTCGCCGAGCACGTAACCCTGGGCCGCGCGCTGGTGGTATCCGACGTGCGCGCCGAAAACGAGGCCGCGATGATTCGCAAGTACCGGGGCGTGGTCGCGCATATGCATCGCAAAGCTGCACCACGGGTATCTGCGCACAGCAGCGAGGCAGGTATCAGCGTCCAGCCCGGCGATCATGTCATCCACAACGACGACCGGCCCGAGGCCCTTTTCGAGGCACTCGACGCCCTAATCGAGAGTCTGCAATTTGAGCAGATGGCCCCATGCGCGTAGACACCAAACTCGCGAACGGCCTACTTTCCCTGCGCGGCATCGAGCGCGGCGTCGAGTGTCCCATGTATGCCCTGCTCGTCCCCTGCCCGCGGGCAGCAGTAGGTGATGCATACATAGCTGATATACGCCGATCGCGCCAATGCCAACAGCCTCTCGGCACGAGTGTCCCGCGGCACTTCCATAGTCGAACCGCCCGCTCCGGGAACGGTAACGAACTCTGGTTCGCTCGCTCTACGCAAGAGCGGCAGAAGCGCAAGCATCTGTTGCTGCAGACCAATGATCGAGCGGACGAGATCGACATTTCGGATCTCGAGCACCGGGATGCGGCCAAGCGCTTCGGCCATGGCTGCGAAAGCTTCTGGCCTGAACCCGCGCCGCAAAGCCTTTACATCGACGGAATGCCGTCGCAAGGCGTGCGCGACCTCAAGAATCTCGGTCTTAGCTCCGTCAGCGATCGTCCTGATGCCCTCGTGCGTAGCAGCCAATGCCTCGGCTCTTCTCGCCTCTTCACGCTGGACAGCGTGGCGCATTTGCCGCTCGCCCAATGCATAGGCCCCGGCGATCGCCGCGATCGCGCCTACAGCCTGAACCCACGCTGCAATGGTCTGCGACTCGACCCCGAAGCGCCGCGCCAGGTAGACCGCCAGCGCAAAGAAATACAAGCCCACCAGCGTCCAGCTGGCAATACCCCATCTTTGCTCGTGCATTTCTTATCAACATCTAGCTATCAAAAAAACCCTCAAAGGCAGCTCACCGAGCACCGATTAGGGTCACCAACCCCCGGCAAGAATAGTCGGACTGCGGAGATGCGCCAATGATCCGCGACCAATTCCTGCTCGACATTCAACACGAGCTCATCGTCGACAACTTCGCCGGTGGTGGCGGCGCCAGTTGCGGGATCGAGCTCGCGCTCGGCCGGCACGTGGACATCGCCATCAACCACGACCCCGAGGCCGTGGCGATGCACGAAATGAACCACCCGCAAACACGCCACTACTGTGAGAGCGTTTGGGATGTGAAGCCGCTGGAGGTCACGCAAGGCCGCCCGGTGGGCTTGGCTTGGTTTAGCCCGGACTGCAAGCACTTCAGCAAGGCCAAGGGTGGCAAGCCGCGCGACAAGGGCATTCGTGGCTTGGCATTCGTGAAGTTGCGCTGGGCGCTCCTTGCCCGGCCACGCGTGATGATTCTGGAGAACGTCGAGGAGTTCGTCACGTGGGGGCCGCTCATCGAGATGGATGGCGACCTTTACCCCGACCCCGACCGACGCGGCGAGACGTTCGACGGCTTCGTCGCGATGCTCACGACAGGCATCTGCGCCGATCATCCTGCGTTCCTCGAGGCTTGCGAAGCGCTCGGGCTGGACAAAGATGGGGCACTCGCACAGCGCCTGCTGGACGGCCTTGGGTACAACGTCGAATGGCGCGAGTTGCGCGCCCGGGACTACAGCGCCCCAACAATCCGGAAGCGTCTGTTCATGATTTGCCGTTGCGACGGCAAGCCGATCGTATGGCCAGAACCCACGCACGGGGCGCCTGGTTGCGCAGGCGTGCTGGCGAAGCGCCTGAAGCCGTGGCGCACGGCTGCGGAATGCATCGATTGGTCGATCATCCCGCAGTCAATTTTCGCGCGCAAACGGCCTCTGGCGGACGCCACGCTGCGCAGGATTGCGCGCGGGCTACGCCGCTACGTGATCGATGCTCCTGAGCCGTTCGTCGTGAAGTTGCCATCCGGCACCGTTGCACCATTCCTTACAGAGTGCGCCAATGCGTCAACGCAACGCAGCTTCCATGCTCGCGAACCCTTGCGCACGCAATGCGCCGAGGTCAAAGGCGGTCACTTTGCGCTCGCAGCGGCCACGCTGGTGCAGACCGGCTACGGCGAACGTCCCGGCCAAGCGCCGCGTGCACCTGGGCTCGACAAGCCCCTGGGCACTGCAATGGCCGGCGGCATCAAGCATGCGTTGGTTTCCGCCTTTCTGGCCAAGCACTACGGCGGCAACTACGACGGCCCCGGCGTCGGCGTTCCTGAGCCCGCCAGCACGATCACGACCACGGACCACCATGCGCTTGTTGCCTCGCACATGGTCAAGCTGCGCGGCGAATGCACCGGTAGCGCGGTCAGCGAGCCAGTGCCGACCATCTCAGCTCAGGGCAATCACATCGGCGAAGTTCGTGCGTTTCTGGTGAAGTACTACAGTGAGGGCGGACAGGATCAGGACTGCCGCGACCCGATGCACACAATCCCCACCAAGGACCGCCTGGGGCTGGTGACGGTCGAGGGCCAGCAATACCAGATCGCCGACATCGGCATGCGCATGCTGGAGCCGCACGAGCTGTACGCCGCGCAGGGCTTCCCCTCGTCGTACGTGATCGCGCCCGTGATCAACGGACGCCGCCTACCAAAGCACGCTCAGGTCCGCATGTGCGGCAACAGTGTCAGCCCGCCAATGGCGGCCGCGCTGGTGCGCGCGAACGTGCCGGAGTTGGCGAGCTGGTCGGCGCGCGAAGCGAAGGCGCTTGGGGTGGCGGCATGAGCAGAGCACCACTCCTCAGGCCGCTCCGCAGCCGAACCAAGCCGCTATTCGGCCTGAAAAGGCCGCTAGCCAGCAATACGCTCAGGCACGGGGGAATGCCTCTCTGGGTTCAACTGGGTCATCTCGACAACGCTTGGGACAGGCGCACTGAGATGGGTCGCATTAACACATTCGTGTCTCACGACATCGAGCAAATTCAAAACGTCTTGCAACTTGCGCGCCCAATCGGCAGCAAGCTCAATGCGCCGCTCCGACCACACCACGTACTCATACCGGGCGACATCAAAATAGGAACTGGCCACCCCAACATCACGGTGCAACACCTCCAAAAGCGAAGCCGCACGCGCAAGTCGGTAGGCTGCACGACTTGGCAATGGCACCAATGCAAGGAGATCAGCAGAAGGGATGACCAACTGCGCACGCGCGACATTCTCCGCGAATTTCGGAAAGCGCTGCACCGGCTTTGCTGCATCAGGCTCCTCGTAAAACGAGGCCCACGAATTTGCATAGCCGGCGAACGTAATCGACTGTTCTGCCAGGGCTCCGACCCGAGCGGCGACCAGGTCGGCCGCTTGGCGCGCATCTATCCGTCGTTGGTTATTGCCAGCGAGAGCAATGGCAACAGCCGCAATCGTTGCACCAACAGTGCCGATAGCCGTGGCAATGTCCCAGACATCCTTCTCGGGAGCAAACCTCCAAACCGTTGCAATTCCAATTCCACCAAGGAGCCCCACAATCAACGAGCCAACCCACTCTTGATGTCGCTCAAACAACAGCATTGCGATTCCCCTCTCTCTACTCAATATGCGATCCGCTCGCTGGGCGTAAGCGAGGGCGTCTTAGGATGAAGCCGATTATCTACCTTGATCTCCAATCAGTTGCTGCCGCTCTGTCGCTTTCTGAAACCAGCGTGCAGCAGCTCGTGCGCGAAAACGCCTTCCCCAAGCCGCGCAGAATCTCTGCCCGCCGCGTAGGCTGGCTTTTGCGCGAGGTCCAGGAGTGGGCGGAGGGTCGCCCGATCTCAGACCTGCCGCCCCCGAAGAACACCAGCCGCCGCGCTTAG